GCCGAGAAAGTCAAGGCGGACGCCCCGGAACCGGAAAAGGAGCCAAAGAAAACAACCATTGTTAAACGTGCGCCCAAAAAGGCAAGGGAACCGGAAAAGAAAGCCACCACGGGCAAAACGACTGCAAAGCGGAGTAATACCACGGAAAAGAAAGTAAAGCCCGCAAATGAGCCTAAAAAGCCCAAAAACGAGAGTAGGAAAAAGATGTTGAACGACGACCCCGAAATTTGATTGAGATATGAAAGGAAGAATAAAACGACCGGAGGCGCAACAATCCCGTTTGATATTGCCCCGTGTCGGTCAAATAAAAATTGGTATGAAAAACGCAAACGGTTATCCGCAAAGCGTTGATTACTTCATACCAACGGGAAAGTATGCCGGGTTATTTACACAGGCATACGGCGAAAAGCCGCAAACAATACAAATTGTTTTTCCGGACGACGACCCGGCAAAAGTATGTAACGAGCGTTACGAATACCGGGACGACGACGGACGATTGATTGCGGCGGGCGATGGCGATACGTTCCAAGTATGGGACGGAAAGAAATACGAAACGTTGACAACGGAGAAATACCCAAACTTAATGCAGTCGATAACCAAGCGTTACCCGAACAAAAAGAGCCGCCAACCCGATTGCGACGGTTGGGAGGTTACATTAACGCTAAACTTTATTGTTCCGTTGGTTCGTGGGGTTGCCGGGGTTTGGCAATTCGCCACAAAAGGCACGGCGTCCACAATCCCGCAAATCCGGGAAACGTTCGACGGTATGTTAGCGGAACGGGGATTTTGCAAAGGCATTATCTTTGATTTGAATGTACAATTTGCCACGACGCAAAAACCGGGCGACCGTTCCCGTTTTCCCGTGGTGTCGTTGGTTCCCAATGAGAGTGCCGACAATGTTTTGAAAGTGCGTAAAGCATGGGAACCCGTTAAAGAATTGGAGGGCGGACGCAATGGCAACGAATAACACTATTACCCGGCGTAAATACGAACGGGATTTTTGCTATATGGCAAATGAGTTTTTAAAAGATTCCCGTTTAAGTTGGAAAGCAAAAGGAATAATTGCATACGTTCAAATGCTGCCCGACGATTGGGTTTTGAATATGCGAGATTTGACGAACAGAGCAACCGACGGGCGGGATAGTCTTTATAGTGGGATTAAAGAGTTGGAAAAATACGGATATTGTGCAAAGGTAATGCAGCGAAACCCGGACGGAACAATTGCGGGTTATGCGTATGAAATTTGCGATAAATCCGTTTTTCAACCATTTACGGAAAATCCGGTTACGGATGCACCACAACCGGAAAATCCCGATACGGTTAAACCCGATACGGATAAACTGGGTACGGAAAACCCGACACTAATAAATACTAATCTTACTAAAGACTTAAATACACTAAATACTAATCCAAGTAATACGCCGCAAAATACTTTTGCGTCTTTATTCCCGGATGAAACAAAGGTTGAGGAACCAAAAGAGAAAAAAACGTTATTCCGCAATTCCGACGTTTACAAAATGGTTAAATTTGAAAACGGCGTTGGCGTGGATTATTCCGAGTTTGAAAGTAAGTTTGCGACCCCGGAATTTGAAAAGGTCGATTTGGTTTATTACTTTCATTCGGTTAGCGATTGGAGCGACCAAAAGAATATGAAGCGCACTAAAAACGGTTGGTTGGCGACCGTCCGCAATTTCATACGGGGGGACGTCGAAAAGAAAAAGTTGCATTTGAAACCCGAATACAAAGCCCCAACGCAAAGATTGAACGTTGCCGGGGCTATTGAGTATTTGAAAGATGATTATTAACATGGAAGCATTACCCGAAAAGACAAACAGATTGCCACAAACGTTGCCCGAAAAACGACAATCCGCCGCCGTTTTGCTTTATAGCGGAACGGCAAAAGCAATTGACGTTCGCCGGGCGATGGTTGAGTTACCGGAGGTTGCCAAAGCATTAACCCCGGTTGAAAAGTATATTTTCGTGGCGTCCACAAAAAAACAGATTGCCGAGATTGACGACGAAACGTTGATTGCCAAAACCGGGCAAATGTTCCGGTTTATCGCAATGGACGTGGGGTTTATCATTCCCACGGAAAACCGGGACGATTGGACGTATATTTGTACCCGGTTGTTGGATTTGCTCAAACGCTATTATTCGCAATTAACATTATCCGAGGTTAAATTAGCGTTTGAATTGCTGATTACCGGGGAATTAGACGACTATTTGCCAAAGGATAGGGACGGCAACGCCGAACGGAAACATTACCAACAATTCAACGCCGATTATTTCGCAAAGGTATTGAACGCATATTGCCGGAAACAAAACCAAGTTATCGGCAAAGCATATACAGCGTTGCCGGAACCGAAAAAGGAGTTAAGCCCGGAGCAAATCCGGTATTATCGCAATCAATCGGTTATGACTTGTTTAATGTGTTTTATGCGCTATAAATATACCGGGCGTTTAGTGTTTGGATTAACCGACGAAATGTTTGTTTATAATTGGTTGTTGGGCGTTGGGTTAGCGGATGAAGTGAAAGAAACCGAGGACGACCGGAAAGAAGCGTATAACCGATTTTTGGCACGTGCCGCCCGTGGGTTCGTTAATGAATTTACGGTTTATCACGTTCGTAAACAAGGAACCCAAAGCCCGGAAATTGATTATACAGCCTTTGAGGTTGCCCGGCGTAAAGAGATTAAACGGACTTTCGACCGGATGATTAAGGACGAAATTTATATTTACCATTATTTGAAATTTGAAAAATGAAAATAGATTGTATTATTGGGATTGACCCCGGAGCCGCCGGGGGTATTGTGGTTTGGCGACCCAACCACAACGCAACGGCAATTAAGATGCCTAAAGACATTAACGAGATACGGGATTTTCTGAACTATTACAAAGAGATTTGTACACCGATTATCTTTTTGGAAAAATTGAGTGTTCGCCCGGATGACGTAACGGTTGGCGATACCGGGGCAAACATGGGTAAATTGTACCGCATACAAAAGATGTTGCAGAACTTTGAGCATTTGAAAGCCATTATAACCGTCGCCGAAATACCGTTTGTTTTGGTTAATGCGATGAAGTGGCAAAACGACCTTAAATTGCGTATTAAGGTAAAAGGGAAAAAGGAGGAAAAGGCAGACCGCAAACGACGGTTCCGGGATATTGCCGGGAAATTATACCCGGAGATTATCCCGGCGTTATGGAATGCGGACGCAACGTTAATAATGCACTTTGGACGGTTCATTTTACAGAATAACCCCCGTTGGGTTTTGGAAAATTTGCCCCAACAAATGCACAACCGTTTATTTTAAGCCCGTAGGGGCGTTTAATTATTCAAATGGTTACTTGTATGGCAGACGAAACAAAAGCCCCGCAAATCGAAAATCCCGAAAAAATAACGGCAAAAGATTTGGCGGAAATGGTAAAACAGATGCGGCACAACCAACGACGTTGCCAACGGAACCCAACCCCGGAGAAATTGGCAACGTTGGAAAGTTGGGAACGCAAAGTTGATGCGGTCGTTGCTGTATTGACCGATACACAAATGAAATTGTTTTGATATGGACGAAATGGATTATATCTATTTAGGCGACCGATTGACCCGCCCGGAATTGCGACGTATGCCGTGCCGGGCGGTTCGTCGTTCCGATGGTAAATGTATAAGAGGGCGCAACGGTAATATGTTAGTTGAGTTTGGCGACGTGGGTAAATGCGTTGTTTTGGGGCGATTATTGCGGAAAATAAAAAAAAAATAGCCGAAAATAAAAGATAAAAGTTTTGGTAATATAAAAACTATACGTATATTTGCGGCATGATAATAACACGACCGGGCGTTTTCCCGGTAACTATAAAAACAAAATAGTATGAGAGCGAAAACAAGTATTTACGATTTTAGTTTTATTCCAAGCGGTTACGGACATTATAAAGTAACTTATACTTCCCCCGTTACCGGGAAACAATGGACGGCAACAACAAACGATATGCCGTTGATTGATGCGACAAAGAACGCCGACGAACCCAAACGCCGGGATTTAGAAACGCTTAAAAGAGTTTGTAAAAATGGATAAGAACGAATTGGGAGCCGTTCGGCACGCAATGACGGCAAAGGAATTAAACGACTTATATAAGAGTTTGGAAAATTTCATTGCTGATTGTACCCGGTCAGAGGTTGACGCCAACCGGGATGCGCTTAATAAGGTGCAAACCATGATACACCAACGAATGAGATTAACAACAAAATAGTAATAACCGCCGGGGGAACCCCCGGCATAAACAATTAGAGCGATGTATATTAAGAAATTGGAATTGTTGAATTTTCAAGTTATCAAAGAGTTCAACGCAGATTTTGAGGGTAATGTATATTTCATTACCGGGGACAACGAGTTAGGCAAATCAACCCTATTAAAAGCAATCGGCGCAATGTTGACCGGGAACCGGGACGCCGTGTTGAAAAATGGAGAGGACAAAGGGTTTGCAAAAATGGTTGTAGGTAACGACGGCGAAAATTACGAGGTCGAATTAAAGTTTACCAAAGCCAACCCCCGTGGGACGTTATCCATTAAATCCCAAACAACCGGGATGCGTTCGGATAACGTTTCTATGTTGCAAAAGATTTTCGGCTACCAAGACTTTGACGCCGTGGAGTTTTCCCGTTGGAGCGAAACCGCCGAGGGACGCCGCAAACAAATTGAGGTTGTAAAGGCTTTATTGCCGGAAAAAGTGCGCACCCGGATTGCAGAAATTGACGCCGAGGTTACGACCGTTAAGGATAAACGAAAAGACGCCAACACCGAGGTTAAGACGTACACAACCATTTGCGCCAACGCTGAAAAGCAATTGAAACCCGGCGACGTAAAAACGTATGCCGAGAAAAAGGATATTACGGCGTTGATGGAAGAACAAAACGAAAATGCCCGATTGATTGAGAAAGCGAAAACGGTACGCCAAACCCGGCAACAAAGGGTTGAACAATTGGCGGCAATCCCCGGACGTATTAAAGCCGCCAACGACAACCACGACAAAGCCGTTGCGATTATTGACACCAATTTAGCGAATGAAGAAAAAGAGGTTGCCCGCATTATCGCCGAGGCGCAAAAACGATTAGAGGACGCCAAAAAAGAGGCGAAAACGTCCCGTAAAAACGTCGATGCCGAATTAAAGGAAACATTGGCAACCATTGAGGCGGAAAAAGCCGATTTTGAAAAGCGCAAAGCGAATGCCGACAAATGGTTAGAGGAATACGAAGCCAATAACCCGGAAAATTTAGATACGGCGGAACAACTGAAAAAAGCCGAGGAACACAACCGTATCAATGCGTTAGTTGTGGATTACATGGCAAAGAAGAAACAAAAGGAAGCCGCCGAGAAAACCGCCCGCACCTTTGAGGACAAATTAGGCGCATTAGCAAAGGAACGGGAAAACCTTATTGCAACGTCCGAATTACCTATTGCCGGGCTTTCATTCACGGACGACGGATTAGAGTTAAACGGCGTGCCGTTCGTCGCCGGGAAAGTTTCAGATAGTCAAATTATGGAGGTTGCCGCCAAACTGATTATTGCAAGCAATCCGACGGTTAAGGTATTCCGCATTGCGAGGGGCGAAAGTTTGGGCGAAAAGCGTTTACAGGCGATTATAGATATTGCAAAGGCAAACGGTTTTCAAGGCTTTATTGAGGAAGTAAAGCGGGGGCAAACTGATTTAGTAGTTGAGGAATACACGGAAAACTAATAATAACCGGGGGCGGGCTTTCCGTCCCCTTAAAATCTAAAACAATGGCATATACATTGAACGATAATTTGAAACGTTGGGCGGAACAATACGAAACCGCCGAGTTTATCCAATCCGACCCCGTGCAAATTCCGCACCGTTACGATAGTCGGGTAAATATTGAGATTAGCGCATTTGTTACGGCGTGGATTGCGTGGGGTTCACGCAAACAGATAATCCAAAAGGCGGATTTTATAGACCGGGAAATTTTCAAGGGTGCGCCGTTTCATTACATAATGGGAACGGATTACGAGTATAAAAAACAGGATTGGAGCCAATATAAGGGCGACAAAACCAATTTTTACCGTACATTCACATACGCCGATTTTCACGACCTTTGCGCCCGCTTGTTTGAAGTGTATAACAATTGGGAAAACATGGAAAAAGCATTGCAAGCGCAACCGGGCGTTCGTCCATTGGAGCAATTGCAATATCTTTTCGGCGACGTTAAGGGCGTGCCGGATATGGAAACGAAAAGCGGTTGCAAACGCTTATGTATGTTTTTGCGTTGGATGTGTCGCCACGGTTCCCCGGTTGATTTTGGTTTGTGGACGATTTGCGACCCCCGTAATTTGATTATTCCATTAGATACTCACGTACATAAACAGGCATTGCGGTTGGGGCTTATAAAACGCCGGACGCCGGATTTGCAAACAGCCATTGAGATAACCGACCGTTTCGCCGAGATATTCCCGGACGACCCAACAAAGGGAGATTTTGCGTTGTTTGGTTATGGAGTAAACAACGGTAAGGTTGCACCCGTTACGACGGAACCGGAACCGGAAAAAGAGCAACCAATTGCCGTGGCTGATTTGTCTATTGCGGACGTTTTGAAAATGCGATTGTTTTACGACAATGCCGCCGCCGAAATTCGGGATATATGGGAAAAGCGAGAAAAAGCCCGTAAAGAGTTAAAGCCGGGCGAACGTTTACAAGCGCACCCAATCGACAAATTGCACGACGCCGGATTATTGGAACCGGGCGAATTTGTCGTTACGTTCGCAAAGATTATGGATAAGCGGGAAACCCGATTGTCAAGCATGGAACGGGGCGTTATTCATACTTTAGGAATGACGGCATTTAGTAACACAATGCAAAAATTAATAGCCGATGAAAAAGCGAGAAATAACAGCGACGGGAACAATAAACAATAACGGCGGGTTGGCAATGTATATGGGGGAATTAAACGAGTTTTTCAAGGGTTGGAAAGGTTCCCGCATTATTGCCCGGTTTATTGTTGCGTCCCCCGGTTCGTCCGAGGCTTTGAAAGGGTATTATTTCAACTATGTTGTACCGACGTTTAAGCACGCAATTTGGGAGGCGGGCGAACGTCTTACAGAGGAACAAACCGAACGACGTTTGCGGGAATTTTCCCCGATTATGTACGTTGAACGGGTCAACGAGGAAACGGGGGTATATTCCCACGACTTGCGCACCGTGGCGGATTTGTCGAACGCCGAGTTAATCGAACATATCGAAACGCTCAAACAGATTGCCGCCGAGGAATACAATACATTTATTGACGACCCCCGAACGTTGTAGGTATGTTTTGCAAGTGTAACGGAAAACGGAAAAATTACCCGTTGGCGGGTTGGCGGATTATCCGCCACGAATACACGCCAAAGCATTACAGCCGGATAAAGTGTTTGCGGTGCGGGTGCGTTTGGATTACACGGGCAAAATATGTTGAACAAACCCCCAACGAGGACGGGCAAAAAAGACTTTTTTAGTATGGAATTAAACGACAAATCCCCGATGCCGCAAGGTAAATTTAAGGGGCAACCGATGGAAAACGTACCGTATTGGCATTTGCTTTGGTTAGAGAACCAACCATATTGCCGCAAAGATGTAAAACAATACATTGAGGAAAACCGGGACGTTTTGGAGTTGGAGAAAAAGCGGGATAAATACCGCAATGAGAGCGAAAACAGTAATTAACGATTTAATATTTAAGGTTATGCAAAAAATTGATTTGAAAGATGTTTGTTTCTTTGATTGTGAAACAACCGGGGTTCCGGCAAAGGGTTTGAAATGGGATGCGGATTTTGAGCAATTCCCGCACGTCGTCCAATTGGCATGGTCGTTGGGCGATAAGGAAAAAAGTTATATTATCAAACCCGATAATTACGAGATACCCCCGGAAACAACCGCAATTCATGGTATAACAACCGAACGGGCAATTGCCGAGGGCGTGCCGTTTGCCGAGGTTGTGGATGAATTTTTAGCGGATGCCAACGCCGCCCCGCTTGTATGTGCGCACAACATTTACTTTGATAGTTCAATGTTAAAAGCAAACGTTTTGCGCTATTGTGGACGGGAATATTACGACGCACACGTTGAGGACGCATTACATAAGGGCAAACGCATTGATACAATGATGAAAACAATTAGGTTTGTCGGTGCATTGTACGCCAACGGACGACCGGGTAAATATCCCAAATTGGAGGAATTATATAGTAAGTTGTTCCCCGGCGAAACATTCCCGGCGCATAACGCATTAGAGGACATACGAGCGTTGCGCCGTTGCGTCCCGGAATTGGTTAATTTAGGGATTATTGAGTTGGCGCAAAAGGAATACCCGGCGGAACAACTCAAAGCCCAATTTGAGCCGGAAAAGCCCAAAGGCGGGCGCAATATTGAGTTCCACGACCCCAACCCGGTAACGGAACCAATCGGAACCGGGGAACCCGTCCCGGAACCAACCCCGGAACCGGAACGCCCGGCGGTTCCGTCGAATAGTAAGACACGGGAATTATTGGACGAAACAGAATTTTAAGTTATAAAACCGTTCCGGGCGGATTCCCGGTAACAATCAAATAATTAAAAAATGAGCGAAGAAAAAAAAACCGCAAACGTTATGTTGATACCAAGCGAAAAGGCGTTTGCATTGTCGAAAGTCAAGACATTAAAGGACGGCGGGTTAGACGTACATTATGAAGTTACCGAAACAATCGGTAATGAGAGTTACACGAACAAATACCACGTCGAAAGTGCAAAGGACATACACCCGGATTTGCGGGATTGTTTCGACCGTTTGCGCCCAATCATGGGACGGATTTTTAATATTACGTCCTTTCTTTCAATGGTTGAAACGTCCGATTTCAAAGCAACCAAAAAGCAAAGCGAGTTATCACGGGATTTTGCCGACGAAATGTTGAAAAACATAGAGGTTCGGGGCGTGTCCTTTTCCGGTCAAGATGATAACGTAGGGGTTGTTTTAACCGGATTGTTTACCGTGTCGAACAATCAGAAAA